AGCATTGGAAAAATGCGTGGTATAGCTGACTTGAATGCCGCTAGAACAGAAGTTGCGGCGTTCGCGATAGACCATTACAAGCACTGTTTCGAGCAGGAATTCAACCTCCCGAGATACAGTGCTCAGTTTGTGTCGTCGCCGAGAGTCACCCATTTGGCAACAGTTTTCGAGCATTTGTTAAATCCAAAAGGTTTGGTTTTCAAATACTTTTCAGACGACGCATGCATATCAGTTCCATGCGTCGACGGAGTGTTTGCGGCCAATTTAGATATAAGTAAGTGTGACGGTTCCCACTACGATCCCCTTTTTAAATATTTACAAAGGGCCATGGTGGAGGACAACCAAGGCGGGTCTACCCTATATAGAAGGGAGATTGATTCCGCTTTCAGCCAATTGGCTGAAAGTTTGAAAGTGAAGTCGCCTGGCTCTACTGAGCGTGTTTGGTACACTTTCGACTACATGAGGTTGTATTCGGGAAGCGTGCTAACTACGGTTGTCAACAACTTTGCAAACTTGCTTATTTCCATGAGCATCTATGATGCTGCACAAAGGATGCACTTTCTGTTCACAAAATCGCAATTTCGCGACATGTGTGTCACCGCCGCAGAAGCAGTGGGGTACATAGTTAAGATATCCGAAATGCGTGAGGTTGAGGACCTCCAATTCCTCAAACATTCGCCATCTATAATAGACGGCGAGGTGGTTCCATGGTTGAATTTGGGAGTTTTAGTCCGAGGTTTCGGGTCCTTCGTGGGAGACCTACCCGGACGTAAAACCATTCCATTGGCCATTAGAGCCGCGGCCTTCAATACGGAGGTCATCCTCAGCCGGGTGCATACTGGAGTGCACTTGGTCAACGACGCGTTCAGGGAATTAGTGGGGACACGTATCCGTGGGTTTGATAAGGTGTGCGAAACGCACATCAAGATCTACTCCACGGATGGCATATCCACACGGATCCCTGTCGACGCGTTATCCAGGCGGTACCGGGTCTCGCCAGCTGAAATAGAAGAATTAGCTGTGGAGATTGCACGCAGCCGCGTAGGCACAGCGGTTAACCTTCCAGTGATTCAACGTATATTAGACGTGGATTACGAACTGGGTTATCCAGCCTACACTCACGATGTCGAGTCACGCACATCAAATTTCTGGTGAATTGGGCACTCACCAGGACTTCCGGCGGGAAGTTAAACTCGCCAGCCATCGCTTGCCGGATCGGTGGTTGAAC